GAGAATGACTGGTGGAACCGTTACGTGCTTGAGGCACAAAATGTCCGTTATACTGTTGATGGGGCCTGGTTGTATTTCAAACAGGACTCCATCCTCACTCTGCCTGGGCCGAGTCATGAGGTGCGGGTGGCCTATGAAGAAGCCTTCGGGATTTCAGTTGAAGACCAGTTTAGGATAGAAGAAGAAATACTTACGGGTGTTTTTCCTCCTACACTTGAGAGGTGGGCAAGTATTGTTCACCCCTCACTGGTACGAAACGCCACTTTCTATGTGAGGCACGACGCTCGCGTGCGTCTGTGACCTATGATCCGGGAAAGTGATGTCAATGAAAACAACGAAGACGTCTAAGGCCCCGCTATCGCTGGGGTCAACCTATGTTCCAAAGTTCAAGATTCGTGAGAATGCGCGTGGCAATTTTGACGTGTCAGGGGGTGAGCTGCTTGACGATATCAGGGCGTTTGATGCTGACGAGTGCAACATCATCCCAATTAATCCAGTTAATTGGGTGTCCACTAAGGTTTGTAATCAAGCGAAGCTACACTCTTATTGGAAGGTCAAGAAATTGGTCTTCAATGTGATTACGAATACTTCAGCCAGCACGGATGGATCAATTGCTGTTGGATTCTTTGCGTCGGGAGACGACATTGCGTCCGACAACACTGAGACTTTCCGTGCTCTCACGATGACCAAAGGCGGTGGCTTCCATTCCGTTTGGAAGAATGCCCGCTACGTGTTTCCGGTTGAGTTGATCAATCATCGGTTCTGGAGTTGCCAAGGAATTGGTAATCCCGAAACTCCGATTTCCATGCTTGGTGCCGTTGCGCTAGATACCGGCGCGGCCAATGGCTCGTCGGTAGCCCGGATTTCAGTTGACTACGAGTTCGAATTCGCGTCACCTCGCTGGGATATCGGCGGTGCTGACTACACCACAGGGATCAACTCTACCACGCTCGTGGCAGGCACGCTTGCAGCAGGAGGAGGCGGTACTGAAACGATTACAGGATGCAGACCCGGCTCTGTCATGGTTGTAAGGGAGAACACTGATATGGGCGATGTTCGCGTTCATAAAGGTACTATCCTGAAAGCCGTTGATTGGGTCGAAGGAACTGCGACTACAGTTTGGCGCTTGTGGCGAGCAGGCCAGTTGATAATTGACCTGCTAGCTGGCGCGATCGCTTTCACCTACTACAAGCGGAAAGGAGAGCTCTAATGACGAAGCCTTGCCTCACTC